AATATTGAACGCGAAGAGCGTAACATAGAAGCGGAGGTAATATAATGTACACGACCCGGACATCGGATTCTTACATTGCAACTTTTATGGATCGTGATGATCCACAAATTGCAGACCTTAGATCTTTTGTATCTAAATGTAACCGAATGTTGAAAGAAGATGGTAAGTACCAACGGTACTATATCAAACTTCAAGCACGTGGTCATAGGCGAGGCGTTCGTCGGTACAATCAGTCACTGCCTCTCAAGTATGCCGACAGAGTCGATGCATACATTTATGAGAGACGTGACTAACGCCAGCTAGTGAGTGGACTTATGGTTAGTCATGGCATCTCACTGGCACCTTTTTCTCCCCAACTTAAGCAGCTTCGGCTGCTTTCTTTTTATATAAATAGAGATAAGTTTCTATGAGGTATACATGGCTACGTTTGCAAAAATGTCTAGGGCAGAATGGAACAAGCCCGTTAGCGGATCGAGAGAAAGCAGAGTTGACGTTTTTATTGACGCAATAAAGGCCGGAGATCCAGTTAGTGATATTGAAGGTAAAGACGTATATGTTGCTAACACACAAAAAAATATAGATGCAATAAAGAAATACGTATCTGATTCTACATCAGGTTCAACTACTACTACCTTTGATTTAAAATCTGGAGGTACAATAGTTTCAAATCAGATTGGTAAGTCACCATTATTTGGTGGTCAAGGTTCAGGAGCAGGTGCAACCGGAGAGACTGCAAAGTTTGAATCATTACAATGTTTGTATATTGCCGCAGTGCTAGGTGAAGGTTTAACACACGAATTCTCGCACTATACGATAGAGACATTAGAAAAATATAAAGATGCAGTATTTGTAAGTGAACCTTTTGATAGGTACACATCGATTGATGGATCATGGCACATATCTGGATTTAAGATAGCTGAGAAATTAATCAAAGCAAAATATGTAACTAAAAAACACACATTGCATCGCGGTGATAAAAAAATGGATTCGTTGTATGCGTTAAAAAATAAATTACGCAGAGCTGAAGGTTTACCAGCAATTAATCACGATAAATGGAATCCAGGTGATATATGGGCAATTAAGAACCAGAACTCACTTGCCGGCAAATTAACTCAAATAAAAACATTTGGAGAACTAAACGAATTCATTCTTAAGAGTTTTATGGATAAAGAAATAATAGGAATTTCTCTTAAGAAAGTAAAAGCAAAAGAAACTGTTAAGCTTACTGACTATAATGTAGAAGAAAAAGATTTAGATACACATGTGTTTACAAGAGTTACGTTAGAAACTGCAGTAGGCAAAGGAATATTCTCATCTAAGAATGGAATGTTTTTCTTTGATAGAACAAGTAAAGCAGACATACGTGCACCTAATTCTTTTGGCGCTTTGAATATGGAACTACAAGGTAAGGGTGCACGTGGGGGTAGAACTGGATATGCACAAATTGTTTATTCAGCAGCAACTCATTTAAGAAAAAGAATGCCGACAAATAAAGAACTAGTGAGTCAAGCAAGATTATTGTCTGGAGCAAATCCTCCAAAGAAGATGGTAAATGACTTTTATAATTTAGTGAATGCAGTAAATCCTGAAGTCGACAAAATGACATTTGAATCCGGTTTATCATCTAAAAAAGGTCAAGCACATTTTATACACCCGCTATTAGGGGCTGCACATCTTGGTGCAGCCCTTATGAACGCAACTCAAAAACAGCGAAATGACTTTACATCAGAAATAGTAAACGTTATGGGAGCCAAAACAAATGATTCGTCAGCCTATACAAAGGCATCAGCATAAAGGATAAGATAGTGAAATGGATAAGCGAACATGATCCCATCGAGGAACATGATTTAAATATAGATGTCGATCTTCTATATATGGACTATATCAGATTTATAAAAGAAAACAAACACGCGACAGATGACGCCCGCAACATTGACTTTAATGCAGTATGTGTCAATAGAATACCTGGCGATCCTAAATCGGTTACTGGTGGTAATGTCAGAGGTAAGTATTGGACTTATCCAACCGATAAGGATGAAGAGGAAGAACGTCTGCCATACGTAGATGAAGCTGCATATACTGAAATTTGTCCGGAATTTGAGGACACATACACCGAAGAGGTGTTTAAGATATTATCGAGTAAGTGGAATGTTGGTAGACTCAGGTTCTTGATGAAACCCCCCAGATCGTGCCTGTCTTGGCACAGAGATCCAGAGCGGAGAATCCATATTCCACTTTACACCAACAAAGGTTGTAGAATGATTATTGAAGATCGTGCGTATTATATGCGTGCAGATGGTACAGTTTACATTACGGACAATACTGTATATCATAACTTCTTTAATGGCGGTGAGGAAAATAGAGTGCATTTAGTTGCAACTAAATTAGAATAAACTGTGTACATTCAATTAGAAATGTGATATAAGGGTTGTATGGAAAACTTTAAAACAAGCATAACCGAAAACAAAAATACGCATATGACCCATATCGAAGATAAGGTTATATACGGCGGTGTCAAAGGAACACGAGATGCTATTATGGCCTTACGTTCTTTGAGAGATATGTTGGCAGGTCAACACGAAGGTAATGTGTCAGTTAAGTGGGATGGAGCTCCAGCAGTATTTGCTGGTATCGATCCGACTGATGGAAAATTCTTTGTAGCAAAGAAAGGTATCTTTAACAAGAATCCTAAAGTCTACAAGACTCCAGCAGATGTTGATGCTGACACCTCTGGTGATCTTTCTGATAAACTCAAAGACGCTCTTAAGTTCTTACCGCAGCTTGGTATTAAAGGAGTTATACAAGGAGACTTTCTATTCGGTCGTGGTGATGTAAGCAAAACAAAGATAAACGGTGAAGAGTACACCACGTTTCATCCTAATACTATTGTGTATGCAGTACCAAGTAAATCTCCTGCTGCAGCTGCAGTAAGAAAAGCAAAGATGGGAATCGTCTGGCACACAACATACACAGGTAAAACATTTGAAACCATGAGAGCTTCATATGGTGTAAATGTTTCTAAATTAAAAAAATCTAATGCAGTCTGGTCTCAAGATGCTATGCTAAGAGACTTGACTAATATAACAATGTCAAAACGTGATACGGAGGAAGTGAATGAATATCTTTCACAAGCTGGTAAAATCTTTAACAAAATCTCAGGAACAACCCTCAGGCAGCTCGAAAAACAGGAAGAGCTACAGAAGCTCATTGAAACGTACAACAACTCCTTTGTTAGATCAGGTACAGTCATTGGAAATACAAGAGGACATGTATCTGGGCTCATTCGTTTCATCTCGCAAAGATACAAAAAAGAAATAGATAAACGCAAAACTGAAAAAGGTAAGACCGCTCAACAACAAAAATTAGATATTATACTGTCATTTTTTAGTATGCAGAACAAAAAAAGTTTAGAACAATTATTTGAATTGCAAAAAGTTATAGTTTTGGCAAAATTAAAACTTATAAATATACTTAATAAGTTAGCGAAGGTGAAGACCTTCGTAAAGACACAAAATGGATACAAGGTAACTGGAGAAGAAGGTTACGTTGCAATTGATAAACTTGGTGGTGATGCTGTTAAGATTGTTGATCGAATGGAATTTTCGTACAACAACTTTAGCAAAGATATATTAAAGGGATGGGATAAACCAACGAGGAAGTAAATGTATAGTTTTAAAGAACTAATGATAACGCCTATTGAAGATGGCGAAGACGAGTACCTAAAGTACCGTGCGATGAAACGTCGTAAGCATATGTATGAAGCTACGATTCCTGCTGGCCAAACGGCCATGACAAAGAAGCCTGATCTTACCAATAAAGATAAGAAAACTATGGGTAAGATTGCAGATCTCATGAAGCGTGCTAATGAAGCTGCACCAAAAATAGATCAAGATAAATTCGCTGCTCATATGGCTAAAAACCAAAAGCCAAAGAAAATGTCTTCGACACAAAAGGCTTTGTCTGATATTAGTAAACGCGCTAATGAGGACAATGAGGAATCTACAGATGAAGCGCTATCAATGGCGTCTCGTCGTAAGCGTTCTCGCGATATGCGCAAAAATAAAAACAAATTAAGAGTTGCCCGTGCCCGAATGCAGAAGCGTATTGCTAATCCTGAGCGGATTAAAAAGCGTGCGAAAAAGCAGGCGATAGATAAGATCTATAAAAAATTGACAAAAGGTATGTCAAGAAAAGATTTAACGCCTGGTAAAAAAGCAGAGCTTGAAAAACGTATTGCTAAGATGAAGCCAAGAGTTAACCGCATAGCGAAGAAACTTTTGCCATCAGTAAGAAGAGCGGCACACGGACAAAAATGATAAATCGATTTAGTGAATACTTAGTAGAAGAGGAAAAGGTAGGTTATTTGGTCTTTGGCCGAATGAATCCTCCTACTATTGGACATGGTAAATTATTAGATAAGCTTGCCAAAACATCTGGCCGGGCACCTTATCGTATCTATCTGTCGCAGTCAAATGACGAAAAAGATAATCCGCTTACTTATTCTGACAAAGTAAAGTATGCACGTAAGATGTTTCCTAGACATGCAAGATCTATTATTATTGATAAAAAAGTAGTAACACCCTTTCATGCATTATCAGCAATGTACAATGCTGGATTTAAAAAGGTTGTCATGGTCGCAGGATCTGATCGCGTAAAAGAATATGATTTACGTCTGAACAAATATAACGGTAAAAAAGGTGGTCACGGGTTTTATAACTTTGACGGCGGTGTTAAGGTTGTAAGTGCTGGACAGAGAGATCCAGACGGTAAAGGTGCCGAAGGTGCATCTGGTACTAAACAAAGAGGTTATGCAAAGAGTAATGACTTTACTGGATTTTCTCAAGGATTATCTAAAGCGATATCAAATCCTGATGCAAAGAAAATGTTTAATGCTGTACGCAACGGTATGGGATTAAAAGAAGAACACGAATTTAAAAGACATATTCAACTCGAGACTGTATCAGAAACAAGAGAAGCTTTTGTTAAAGGTGAGCTTTTTGAACTTGGAGAGCAGGTCATTGTTAAGAAAACATCTGAGGTTGGTAAAATCACAGTCATTGGATCTAACTACGTCATCGTAGAAACTTCTGATAAGACTACGAGGCAATGGCTAGATGCTGTTGAGAAGATTGTAGAAGAAGCAAAGTACGATTATGGAACCGATGCCTCAGTAAAGTATATGAAAAAGACCACGCCTGGCCAAAACGAGGATAGTACTCCTCAGGACTCTGATATTAAAGATCGTAAAGGATCACAACCAAAAGATTATCATAGAGGCCTGAAGAAAGCAACAAAAGTAGCAAGAGATCGGCACTTTAAGAAACACGGTAAAAAAGCAGATAACGATTCTAGTGCATATAAGCCAGCACCAGGCGATAAAAAGAATAAAGGTAAAACCAAGCCATCAACTTGGACAAAGAAATTTAAGCAGATGTATGGGGATTAAATGATAAACTTCAAAGAATATATTGCAGAAGATAAAGCAGGTAGTTCACTTGCTGATAAATCTAAAAAGTCAGGTATCTCTACAGGTACTCTGCGTAAAGTATTTAATCGTGGCGTTGCTGCATGGAAAACCGGTCACAGACCTGGCACCACACCAACTCAGTGGGGACATGCACGAGTTAACGCCTTTATTGTTAAAAAGAAAAAAGGTGGCCTCAACCACGATAAGGATCTAGCATAATGAAAACATTTTTCGAACTCTCAGAAAGCGTTAAGTCTGCTGATAAAAAGCCAGAGGAATATACAAAGGCTGATGGTAAAAAAGCTACACGTATGATCCCTGTTGATAAAGAAGTTATTAAGCAGGAAAAAACTCTTGAATGGCTTAAGTCTGCCTTGGCTAGAGAAGCTGCAAAAGTTAAACCACGTCAAGATGACATGGAAGAAGCTTACGAAAACACAATGTACTGTAAAAAGTGTGGGTGTGAAAGAGGTAATCCAGATCCTGACTGTTCATGCAAAATGGAAAACGCTTCATTGACAGATGCACAATGTTATTCAGAACAATCTAAATGTGGATCTTTACGTAAAGAAGACGTTAACGAGCTAACAATTGCTGATGTCCAAAAGGCTACTGCGATGGCAAAGAAACGTCAAGCAAAAGAACGTGAAGCTGGAAAGAAAAGTGTATCAACAGCAGATCTTGCAGCACGTATGCCTAAAAAAGAAACGTTCGAACCTCACATGATGTATGATCCTAAAACAGGCAAGGGCTATAAAGCTGAAAAAGAAGCCGATCACCTTCGAATGAAGAAGATGGGATACACTCACGACAAACCTAAGAACGAAGGCGTTAAAACATTTGCCGAGATCTCAAAAGGTATGGCCGGCCGTTATATCAAAAAGGCGCAAGTAAGTACAGCAGATGCTGCAAAGAGTACTGAGCGTGGATACGCTGACTCACGCTCGCCTGATCGTGATATTTCTAAAGCAGGAAGTACTCAAGCTAAAAAAGGTATTAAGACATTTATTAATCGTAATAAAGGTACATCTACCGCTGTTAACAAATTGACAGGCAAAGCAAAGGTACCTGCTAAATGACAACTACACGAGAACACCTAATGCAAATATGGGGTATTGAACAGGTTGCAGATCCACACGCTGCAACTGCCGGAGATGAAGTAGCAGAAGGTCCGGCAAGAGATCGTATTCTAAAGCAAATGGATAAAGCTAGTGGTAGAACACAAGCCGATCGTGAAGCTGATGCAAAGAAAGCTGCGGAACGACGTAAGGCTGCAGATAAAGACTTAGCTGATTTTAAAAAGAAAATGGGATCATGATAAAGTTTAAGCAATTCATATCTGAAAAAAAATCAGAGTCTTGGGAAGCAGGATATAAACGTAGAGTTGTGAAAACTACTGATGCCGATCATAAAGCTGATGGCTATAAATGGAGAATCAAAGGTAAAGAACGTCCTGAGATTTCTATTAAATTATATAAATCTAAACCGAATCAGGCCGAGTTTAATCGCCAGATGAGAAGAGTAGCGGGGCATGAGTTCGGTGGATAGGTTTAAGACTTTCGTAGAAAAAGACTCAAAGGGTCATTTTCGTGCAACCGATAAGGGTGCAGGCATGACACAAAAAGGAGTCGATGCTGAAAATAGAAGGACTGGTGGTAACCTAAAGACTGCGGTTACTACTAAACCTAGTAAGTTAAAGAAGGGATCTAAAGCAGCTAATAGGCGTAAATCATATTGCGCTCGCAGTGCTGGACAAATGAAAAAGTTTCCGGCAGCGGCTAAAGATCCTGATAGTCGACTTCGTCAAGCGAGGCGGAGGTGGAATTGTTAGGCTATGCGGCAAACTCTAGAATTAACTACGGAATTGAAAATGACTACTAATGCTAGACTAGATAGAATTGAAGAGAAGCTTGATAACCTCACCGAGGCTATGATTGCTTTGGCACGCGCCGAAGAAAAGATCGCTATCATAAAAGAAGCACAAGATAGTGGTTGGGAACGCATGAATAGATTTAGTGAGAAGTTAGACAGCATAGAGCGCCAGGTTGGGGAAAATGCCAACACTGTAAAAATAATAAATAAATTATTCTGGGTAGCAGTTATAGCTGTGGCCGGATCAATCGCAGCCCAAATGTGGATGTAAAGGAAACTAAAATGAAAACACAAGACATAAAAAATATGGGCCTCGCGTTGCAACAGGTCCAAGAGAAAATATTAACACAGAAAGACAAAGAAAAAGCTTTCGCGAAAGCTGATCGTTCAGCAAAGCCAAAAGACCAAGTATCTTTGAAACCTATGCCAACATCCTTAGCTAAGAAAATGGCTAAAGACGAAGGCTATGGTGGTATGGTTTCTCCAGAAAAGAGAGCTGAGATTAAGAAAAAAGTAGATGCTAATATGGATTCAATAAGGGCAAAAGGTGGACAAGCCGCTGTTGATAGAGCCACTGATATAACCAAAGTAAAAGGATATACCGGACCTAAAAAAGCCAAATCAGAAGCATTGAAAGGTGATCAGCATAAACTAGATCACGATAAAGATGGCGACATCGATGCAGCTGACTTTAAGAAATTGCGCAGTAAGAAAAAAGGCGAAAAGTCTGAAGTGAAACCACGTCAAGAACCTGATACCGAAAAAGGAAAGGGTGATGCACCAATGGAAAAAACTGAATCTACTCGCTGGCCTATATACGCTCGTATCATGGAAAAGAAATCTCATACTGCAGGTGCTACACCTCCTGAAGAGATGGATTCGAAAGAAAATCCAGGTGGCAAAAAAATGAGAAAAGATATGAAAGCTGATAATCCTGATGTAGATGATACAGAATCTAAAAGTCATCAGGATGCAGCAGATGCTGGTCGTAAAGGACCTGGCATGAAAGCTCGCTCTAATGATAACATGAAAGGCGACAAAGCAATTGTAAACCCAGTAAAAGGAGCAGTGACAAGTGGCAGCAATTAATCCTCCAAGTTGGGCGAAGAATGCAGTTCCAACCTTAAACGGTTGGAGAGATCCTCGTACCAATGAATTATTAAAATCGCAAAGCCTGACTCAAGAGCAAGTTGATGCTTATACAGGAGTCGTTGAAAAACCTACCATGAAAAAATCGCCTCGTCCGGAGACACCACCTATGCCAAAACCTATGCAACTTAATGAGGCTCCGGCCAACAACACTTCTATGGAAGATATGACTAAACTTCAATTAGAGGCATTAGGCAGACAGCATGGCGTTGAACTAGATCGTAGGAAAAATAAGACAGATCTAATTGATGAATTAAACGAGGTAATTTCTTAATAAATAGGTGTGAAACTTATTTAGGATAGATCATGGAATTTACTGAAGTTACCGAAGAAAATTTACTTCTTTATGCGGCTAAGAATTATAATAATCCTCTGGGCGCAAGTTCAGAGGATTTTTACGAAGATCTAAAAAGAATAAAGTATATTAAGAGATTGGTAAATCGATATATTGGTTACAATGAATTATCTGAAAGACTGATATTAAATCATCTTATAATATTTTTTAATATGTTTGGTATTGAAGCAGGATGTAAAATATTAGAATTAAAATTAGATCCTATGCATTGGCCAGTTATAAAACCGTTTTTATTGTTTCTAAAATATATTAAGAATACTGAATATGCTCAATATAGAATGGACGTTGGTATTGTAGAAGCGTTAAGGAAAATTTAATGGGAATCGTCAAAAGAGCAGCCGACCTAGTCTATACATTTAGATTTCTCAAACTTCTTGTTACGTCGTTTGAAAGCACAGATGCATACAAATTAGGATTGATTGACAAAAAAGGAAAAAAGTTAAAAAAACCTAAAACTCCTGAGGAAAAAAATGCATATACACCATTTAATAGATTGGTATATAATATCAAAAGACTTATACCTGCAGGTAAATTAGGATCCTATGCTTCTGCCCTCTATCTGATTAAAGAAGATGGACAATTGTCTGACAAATCTATTGAAAAAATCATGGAAGAATTAGGGCTGAACACCGAAGAGTTTATGTTAACAGAAAATAAATGGTTTGTCTGTGAAGATAGAATGTTATCTCCCGGGGTATATCGACTACAAGATGATAAGATGCTAAGTGAATCATATGAAGATATAGTAAAGGCTAAGGATAAAGTTAGAATACAAGAAAACTCTTATCCTATTGACGACGTCTATGGTATTGACATTTACGAAGCTATTCACATGAATACAAATCAAAAGATACACATATCATCAATGGAGCTTATCAAATGAAAGAAGCAGGATTATGGGCAAATATCTGGGCTAAACGCCGTGCCGGTAAAAAAATGCGTAAGAAGGGTGAGAAGGGTGCACCCACTGCTGATGCTATTAAAAAGGCTCAGGAAATGGCAGGCGGAACTACAACCTCATCTGTTGTAGGTGCAGGAGATAATCCTTCTGGTACAGTTGTTATAGATAAACGTAGACGTAAGGATAGAGATCCTAGAGTACTGAAACGTTTTAGGACATATACTGATTCAGATGCTTAGAGTTTATTTATTTTTATTTTTGATTGCTACTTTCAGTGGCATAGGTTATACTGCATATTGGTATTATGAAACCTCTGAAGCCGAGAAGGCACAGCTAAGAAAAAATAATGTTGTGCTACAAGGGGCTACTGAAACATTAGAAAAGACAGTAGGCGAATTAAGAGATGAAGCTAGTAGTAATGCATTAATGATTGTAGACCTACAAGAGGCATTACAAAAGTCAGAAGCCGGACTTGACAGGCTTAGAAAAAGATTTACTGAAATTGATATAACAAGAGAAGCTCTCGAAGATCCTGCTGATCTTGAACGGAGAATTAATCGTGGCGTGGACAGACTCATCAAAAACCTCTTATCAGATACTACTCCTGATCGCAGTAATATTGATCCTAACGTCTTGTACGAAGACACCGGAACCGATAGTAGTAACTGAAAAAGAATACATTTATCCAACTATTCCTTTACAGGCAGCTCCTAAACCAGTTGATATGCCTGACGTTGAATGGTTTGTTATCAATGAAGATAACTTAGAAGAATCCATTGCAAGGATTAAAGAAGCCGGTGGTGTTGCCGCCTTCATGGCTATTACGCCAAAAGGATATGAAAACCTATCATTAGGCATATCAGACATACGCAGATATATACTTCAGCAAAAAGAAATTATTGCGTACTATGAGACACAAATTCAAGAAATAAAAAAATAAAATAAATACAATATGTTGTATTTTTATCACTAAATATGGTACATATTGCTATGTACAAGATCTTAGTTTTGATATATAATACCACATAAGAGAAAATCATTTATATAAAGGAAATTGCAATGGCAACAGCTTCTGTTGACACACGTAAACTTTTATCCGAAACAAAGTTTTACGATAGTTACTCACGCTTTAACGACGACAACGAAAGATACGAAACATGGGAGGAAGCTGTAGATCGCGTGATCGAAATGCACGCAAATCAATACAAAGAAAAAGAAAATGGACTTAAGTCTTACATAGAAGAAGCTAGACAGGCTTATAAGGAACAAAGAGTCTTAGGTGCACAACGGGCACTTCAATTCGGTGGAGACCAATTACTTAAGCATCAAATGAGAATGTATAACTGTACGTCTTCATATGCAGATAGGCCATCATTCTTCGGTGAGATTTTCTATATTCTATTATGTGGTGCAGGTGCAGGATTTTCAGTACAAGAACATCACATAGCTAGATTGCCTAAAGTTACAGCTCGTAGTAAGCCGGCAAAAACGCACGTTGTTACAGACGATATAGAAGGATGGGCAACTGCTGTTGATATTCTTATGTCATCCTATTTTATAGACGGCGGTAAATATCCAGAATATGCTGGCCGCAGAGTTTACTTTGATCTATCAAACATTCGACCAAAGGGTTCTAAGATCTCTGGTGGATTTAAAGCGCCAGGCCCTGACGGTTTACGTCGTGCACTTGATAAGATTGAGCATCTATTACAAGACATCGTGATTGATTTAAAAGAGGCTATTCCTTTACGTCCAATTAATGTGTACGATATTTGTATGCATACTGCTGACGCAGTTCTATCAGGCGGTGTTCGCCGTTCAGCAACTATTTGTCTGTTCTCGCCTGATGACGAAGAAATGATGTCAGCTAAAACAGGCAATTGGTTTGTTGATAATCCACAACGTGGTCGATCAAATAACTCTGCTGTCATAGTTCGAGATAAAACTACACCTGAACAGTTTGGTAATATAATGACAAAGGTAAAAGAGTTCGGTGAACCAGGCTTTGTGTTTGTAGAATCAACAGAACATACAACTAATCCGTGTGTTGAGATTGGAATGTTTCCGCAGATAGACGGGCAGTCTGGATGGCAGGGATGTAACCTTACAGAAATTAATGGTGGTAAATGTGTAACTAAAGAAGATTTCTTTCTTGCATGCCGCGCTGGTGCGATCTTAGGTACCCTCCAGGCAGGTTACACTGACTTTAAATTCTTACCAGATACAACAAAGGATATATTTGACCGTGAAGCTTTATTAGGAGTTTCAATCACAGGATGGATGAATAATCCCGATATTCTATTTGATGCAAAAATACTTGAGGAAGGGGCAAACATTGTCAGACAAGTCAACAGAGAAGTTGCAGAAGTTATTGGAATCAACGCAGCGGCTCGAACAACTTGTGTCAAGCCAAGCGGCAACGCTTCGGTTCTATTGCAAACTGCTAGCGGTATTCACGCTGAGCATTCTAGTATGTACATACGCAATGTTCAAATGAATAAAGAATCTGAGGTAACTCAGGCAATTCAAAATACAAATCCACATATGGTCGAAGAATCAGTTTGGTCTTCAGGCGGAACAGACGTAGTTGTGTCATTTCCAATTCTTCCAAAAGAAGGATCTATGCTCAAAGACGATTTGATCGGTGTAGATCATTTAGAAAAAGTTAAGCTGGCTCAAGAGCATTGGGTAAATGCTGGCACAAACGAAGAGCTATGCGCAGACAAAGGTATTCGTCATAACGTATCAAATACTATCATCGTAGAAGACTGGGATGAGGTAGAGCATTACGTATATAAAAACCGTCATAGCTTTGCAGGTATTTCTTTCTTGTCTTCTATGGGTGACAAAGATTTTAATCAGGCTCCAAACACCGGTGTTATCGATGCTGAAACTATGGTAACTAAATACGGAGCAGCTGCAATCTTCTCTAGCGGTCTTGTAGTTGAAGCTCTTAATACGTTTGATAATCTATGGACAGCTTGTTCAACCGCTCAAGGTATGGGCGATGATCTTTCTGTTGAGTCATCACAAAATGCATTAAAGAAAGATTGGATTCGTAGATTCAATAATTTTGCAAATAACTATTTAAACGGAGATATTAAACTAACTGAATATTGTTTAAAGGATTCTTATCTTCTTCATAAGTGGAATAAGATCAACGCTAACTTTAAAGATATGAACTGGGAATACGACCTGACCGAAAAGAAGTACACTGACGTCGATACGTTAGGTGCTGCAGCTTGTGCAGGCGGAGCATGCGAGATAGACTTTTAATGAAAGAAAGAAGTTTTATAGTAGAATGTCAATATTGTGACATTGAAGCAGAAATATATTGTGAAACCGACATGACTGTCGAATATTGTCCTTTTTGTGGTGAAGAAAATAATGCGCTTGAATTAGACTCAGACGAATACTAAGATATATAAACCTATGTGGGTTTATGAAAACAAAGACTTTGACCAAACCCCTGATGAATTTCAGGGGTTTGTTTATATGGTAACCGAGAAAGATACCGGTAAAAAATATATTGGCAAGAAATTCTTCTGGAAGCCAAAAACATTGCCTGTTACTAAATCACGCAAACGTAGAGTCCGCACAAGGGTTGAATCTGATTGGCGTACATATTACGGTTCAAGTAAAGAAGTACAAAGTTTAGTAGAATCAAAAGGCAAAGATAATTATCAAAGAGAAATATTAAGACTTTGTAAGACTAAGGGCGAATGCTCTTATTACGAAGCCAAACTTCAGTTCCAATATGATGTACTATTATCCGATGAATATTATAATGAATTTATTGGTTGTAAGATACATGCAAAACATATACGAGATAAATAGATTAATGAGGATGATATGACAAGAGATGTTTATGAAGTGATCCGCCGTACAAAGAATCGGCGAAATAAAGAAGAAAAAGTCAAAGAGTTGCAAGAGGGAGAATCTTGGGCTCTGAAAGATATTTTACGTGGTGCATATGATACTACAGTAGAATTTAACTTTCCTGAAGGCGATCCGCCTTTTACTCCTAATCAAGAACACAACGCTCCAACAAACCTTTTAAAAGAACACAAGAGATTTGTAAATTTTGTTTCTGGTGGTCCTGGTGATGAACTGCCTCCGTACAAACG